AGCGCAAGGCGATCGACTACGTGACCGAGACTGATGCCCGTCTCACTTCCAGCGTGACTGATTTTGTGGGTGGCAGCATTGCCTCCGCATACGGTCCGGTCAGCGTGCCCACCTACATGGGCCTGCGCGTGATCGTGTCTGATGATGTGCAGACCGATGGCAGCGGTTCTTCGACCGAATATGCCACTTACTTCTTCACTGCTGGCGCTGTTGCCAGTGGCGAACAGATGGCAATGCAGACTGAAACCGACCGTGACATCCTCGCCAAGAGCGATGCCATGTCGATCGACCTGCACTACTGCTATCACCCCGTTGGCGCAAAGTGGGGGGTGACCACCACCAACCCCACCCGCGCTCAGCTGGAGACCGTGAGCAACTGGTCGAAGGTGTACGAGCTGAAGAACCTCGGCATCGTGCGCGCCACCAATACCTCCAACATGGATTGAGGTAACTAATCATGGCACAACCTTCCCAGTTTGAACTGTCTTCTGAGCAGTACATCACTGCCACCCACTACATCGCCTCTTCTGTGGCCGATGTCCAGTTCTTCACCGCTCCGGTGAAGTGCGAAGTGGTTGCAGTGCGTGAAGTTCACGCCACTGCAGGCAACGATGCAAGTGCTGTAACTGGCACGATTCGTCGCTGCCAAGGTACCGAGGCTGCGACTGCTGGCGATGACCTGCTCAGCGCCGCAATCAACTTCAAGGGCACTGCTCTCACTGAGCAAACCCCTGCTCTGACAGCCACCACTGCCGATCTGACCCTCGAAGCAGGCAACCGCCTGTCGCTTGATGTCACCGGCACCACCACCACTCTGGCTGGTGTGATCATCACCGTGCTGCTGAAGCGCGTCTGATGGGGCTGTTCGCTTTCCGGCGACTGCGTGAACGGGAGGCTCTGGCTACGGCTGGGGCCTCTTTTTCTATAGCGGAGCCCGAGCCTAAACTTGAAGTAACTCCAGACCAACCGCTGTCCACAGATGGCAATAACAATCGACGCAACAGTGGGCGGCGCAAACGCCAACAGTTACCTGACGCTGGCAGCGGCGGAACTGGTGATTGAAGGATTCGTCCAGGATGATGACGTAACGGCCTGGGCGACTGCAACGACAGATCAAAAAAACCGAGCACTATATACCGCAACTCAACGCCTAGATCGTGAACGCTTCCTTGGTGCTCGGGTTACAGATACTCAAGCCCTACAGTGGCCACGCACCGGCGTGCGTAAGCCTGATACTTATATCAACACCTATGCTGTCGGCTTTCCGTTTCGCATTACCACGGATTATTACACAGACACTGAAATTCCGGATCAGGTCAAAAAAGCCCAGTGCGTCCTGGCCGTATATCTTAATAGCAACAAAGACGGACTTGCTTTGAGCGGGCTGGAAGATTACAAGAGCGTGAGCATCGGCAGTCTGAGTGTGACCACCGCTGGAGCCAGCAGCCCAGCCACGGGCGCTGATCGTGTGCCACCAATTTTTGAAAGATATCTGACAGGCCTTAGAATCAGTGGACCAGGCAATTTTTCGATCCGCAGGAGCTAACAATGGCTGAAAACGACACCTACAACATTGGCTTTGAGTACATCAGCGACACTGCAGCCCATACCGGTCGGTTCTGGAAGTTATATGCCGTGGCCGACGCCGTGATCAGTGCTGCGACGGTCCAAAATGCAAGCGGCAATGCTTTCACCTCGGTACCTTTGGGAAAGGGCGACGAGATTGAAGGCGTGTTCACCAGCGTGACATTGACTAGCGGCAAAATCGTCGCTTACAAGATCTGATGGCCTATGTAATCCCCGGTGGTGGTGATGCAACGGCAGGGGGCAGTTTAGGCATCCCATCACATGACTATGTGGTCAATACATATGATGGCGCCAATAACCTTTTGACAGCCACCTTTAAACGTGGAGGTATTAGCGGCAAAATCGTCGCGACGCTCACGATGACTTACGACGGAAACAATAATCTTTTGACCGTAACTCGGAGCTGAGCAATGGCTTTTAAGCTCAATCCGTTTACCAGTCAGCTTGATACCGTACGCAATCAGATGCTGTGGGGGTCGTTTTATGACACCACGGATCAGGTCGCAGTGGCGGCAAATACTGATTATTCCATCGGCATCAATACAACAGATCCAGACAGCCGTGGGATCAGCATTGCCTCTGGTTCGCGGATTACCTTTTCTCGCGCTGGTGTTTACAGCATCACTTATTCAGCTCAATTTACAAATTCAGACTCCCAAATTCACGACATTAACGTTTGGCTGCGTAAAAACGACAGCGGCTCTAGTGGTGATGTAGCAGCATCTGACAGCAAATTCAGCATCATTGCAAGACACGGAGGCGTTGATGGCAACGTAATTGGCTGCGTGAACTATGTGCTCAAGCTTGCCGCTAATGATTATCTCGAATTGATTTGGTCAACAACTAACGTGACGGCCAGCCTCCAATCTTTGCCCGCTGCCACTTCAGGCCCCGCTCATCCCTCCGTGCCTTGCATTATTGTCACGGCTGTTCAGGTCGCCTAATCTTTTTCCATGGCACTTGCAACCTCACTACGGAAAGTTGCCAGCAAACTGATGCTGCGATTCGGGGGCGATGTCACATACCGCAAAGTTGCGCCTGGCACATACAATTCAACCACTGGTGCGATTGTGGAAACCGTTACCGAAACAGGCGTCAAAGGCATACTCGAAGACGTAAATCTGCGCGAAATCAACGAGCTGATTCAGGCTGGCGACAAGCGCCTGATCGTGGCTGCGCTGGATCTGAACGGCACCACGCCATCCACGTTCGACCGTGTTGTGATTAGCAACATCGTGCATCAGATCATCAGGGTGCAGACGATCGAGCAGAACAATGAGCCCATCACGTACGAGCTGATTCTGAGGGTCTGACATGGCACGGCGAATCAACCTGGCACAGACGGGCGATTACGCTATAGACCAATTCGAAAAGCTGCTGCGCGTGACGGTCCTCAACACCGATCGCAAGCTGAAAGAAGAAAGCCCTGTGCTCACTGGCAGATTCAGGTCGAGCTGGGTGGTTTCCGAGAATAGTGTGACCGAATTTGAAGCAGAAGGAGCACAAATATCCAAAGATGTAAAAGCGATGAACAGACAGAATTACCAGCAAGAAAAGCTTGGCGGTGTCTATCACATATCAAACAGTCTGCCCTATGCAGAGGCGCTGTGTTATGGGACCAACCTGCCACCATCATGGAAAGCAGCGGGCGTGAATGGCAGCTTGCAGAACCCGCCAGGCTGGGTGGATCTGATTGCTGCTGAAATCACAGCTAGCGTACGGGCAAGCGCCGAGAACATCGCAAGGTCGTCCTGATGGCAGCTATCAATCTCAATACTATTAGGGCTACGATTGAAGGCCGACTTGCCACTGAACTCGCATTATCACCTGCGATCCCGGTGGTCTTCCACAACATGCCGTATAACCCGGTCAACAATGGCACTTGGGTTCAGTGTCTGGTGTCTTTTGGCGCCAACACCTATCTGACCATGGGTGGAACATCGGGCAGCAGCAACAATGTGCTTGGTGTGGTGGTGATCAACATATTCTCTGCCAAAGGTGTGGGTCAAGGCGCCAACCTGACCGTTGGAAAAAGAATTCGAGATCTCTACAATAGAATCGTTGTAAGTGGGGTTCATTTCGATCCCCCAACAGGGCCCGAGGTGGTGGCTTCGCCATCTCCAGAGGGTTTCTTCCAAACACGGGTCAGATTGACCTTTGAAACCTTCGAGGATCTGTAGCCATGGCGTTTTACCGTGGACAGCAAGGCTCCGTCAAATTCGATGACGCGGGCACCACTGCTGCAACCATCACCAGCACCCGCTCGTGGTCTTTGACCGTTGAGAAAGAATCACTAGACACCACCGCCCTTGGCGCTACCTACCGGGCAAATGTCGGCGGGCTGATCAGCGGTTCTGGATCCTGCGAGGTTCTATACACTGCTAGCAGCTCCGATGAAACCAACGCTTTCATCGAGATGGTCAATTCGGCCAACGATGAAGGACTCGCGCTTTTTGAACTGTTCCATGACACTACCGGCTCCAAGAAAATCAGTTTTGATGGTGTCATCACTTCCGCTGAGTATTCCGCTACCGTGGGCGAAATCGAGATCATCACTCTCAATTTCGTGACCAACGGCACCATCACTCTGGACATCTGATCATGGCTTTTTATCGCGGCCAACAAGGCACCGTCTTTTTTGATAAAGCTGGTAGCGGCGGTCTTTCAGAGATTGCTGCTGTGCGCTCTTGGTCCATGACCGTGGAAAAAGAGTCGTACGACGTGACCTCCCAAGGTGCTACCTATCGCGCCAATGTTGGTGGTCTGATTAGCGGATCGGGCACCATTGAAGTCATGTATGACGCTCCCGGCTCTGGTGACAAACTTGATCTGATCAAGGATGTCAACCAAACCACCGATGAAGCCGATGCAGCTGTTGAGCTGTACTTGGACGAAACCGGCGGCAAAAAGATCACGGGCACCATCGTGGTGACAAGCAGTGAATATTCTGCTACAGTAGGTGAGATCGAGATTGTTACTATCAATTTCGTTTCTAGCGGAACTCTGACCTTAAGCATCTAATGCCCGCCGCAAATCAGCGCCCTGTTGACCTGCTCACCGGGGCGTTTGACCTGAACCAGCGTCGTCGGTTTGACATCAAAGGAGCCGATGGCGCTGTTGTCTTGTCGCTGTATTTCAAACCCATCACCCGCGCCGATCGCAAGCGTGCAACCGCGATGGCGGGCACCGACGAGGCTTTAGAGATCAGCACGCAGATGCTCTGCCAGATGGCCGAGCTTGAAGACGGCACCAAGGCATTTGCCGCTGCTGACGCCGCCAAATTGCAACGCGAACTGCCAGAAGACGTTCTCAACGAGCTTGAGCTGTTCCTGTTTGGTCTGGGTAATGCACCCTCGCTTGAAGAAGCAAAAAACGGGTAGAGGAAGACTCATGGCTATTCTTTGAGCTCTTCCTTGCAACCGAGCTTGGCAAGACGGTGAGCGAGCTAAGGCAGCAGCTCACCGAGGCCGAATTCATGATGTTCGCCGCCTACTACGAAGTTAAGGGCAAGCGAGAGAAAGAAGAGATGGACAAAGCCAAAGCGCGTCAACGCAGGTAGACTGAACTCAAGATAGGTCGAGCGCTGTGCCTGCTGTTGCTGTTGTAGACGTACAGGTAAATAGCCAGAGCGCTGTACGTAATCTGCAGCAGGTCAATACTGCGTCTAAAGCAGCCCAAACAAGCATCGGTGGTCTGCAGAATGCCGTCACCAAGCTGGCAGGCTCTTTTGCAGCAATTCAGGCAGTTCGGTTCGTTTTTGCCAAAACGGCAGAGATCGAGACACAGACAAAAAGCCTGCAGGTGCTGACCGGCAGTGTTCAGCAAGCCAAGCAGATCATCCAAGAGCTGCAGCAGCTAGGTGCTGTTACGCCATTCACGAGCACTGAGCTCATCGATGCTGCCAAGCGTCTCCAAGCTTTTGGCGTAGCTGGCAATCAGGTTGTCGAGGTCACTCGCAGGTTGGCCGATGCATCCGGCGCGACCGGCGCCGAGTTGCAGGGCCTGGTCACAGCATATGGTCAGGTTGTCGCCAAGGGACGCCTGCAGGGCGAAGAACTTCTGCAATTCCAGGAGCGCGGCGTTGGCCTGCAGCAAGAGCTGCAAAAGATGTACAAGCTCTCAGGCGAAGAGCTGCAGAAGGCACTGAGTAAGGGGCAGATCAGTGCCCGCGCCGTTGAGATTGCATTCCAGAGACTGACTGATGTGGGCGGCAAATATGCCAACGGTGCGGTTGCCCAGTCTGACACGCTTTCAGGCAAGCTCAGTACCCTGCAGGATGGTGTTGATGCATTAGCGCGCCGCATTGGCCAGGCTCTCACACCAGCACTTAAAGCCATCTTTTCGCAGGCCATTGCTGTTGTTGATGCGGTCAATCAAGCCATAGCCTCTGGACGTGGGGCTGGATTCACGCGAAGTGTCATAGGTGCAAGGGGATTCATTACAGGCGGGGCAACCAGTCAGGCAGTAGACAACATTGCAAAAGGTATCAGTCAGATCACGTCGCAATCAAACAAAACCGGCATTGCCCAGAATTTGCAGGCTTTGCAGCAATATCAGCGTCTTTTGCAGTCGATTGCACCTGAGGATCCCAACAGCGACCGTGCTGTGCAGCTGCAAGGCGTCATCCTCCAGAGGATCAACCAGAATATCGAGGCTCAAAAAACTCTCAACAAGCAGACTGGCGCTGCGATCAATGTCTTCGATATCCCGGCATTGGGCGGTGCTAAAGATGGCAAGGGTGGCCGCAAGGGCAAATCAGATGCCGAACGCGCCGCTGAGGCCGCGGCCAAGGAAAGACAGCGTGTTGCAGATGTCGTGCGTGATCGTACCGCAGAAGCTGCGATTTTGCGCATCAATTCAGACCTGCAGGACAAGATCGCCGCAGCTCAGGCTGCCCGTGATCCGATGCTTGTGGCGCGTCTGCAGGGCATGCAACGCGAAGTCGATCTGCAATACAAATACGCACAACAGCTTGCCGCAGAAAAAGATCTGCGCGCACAGCAGGCCATAATTTTCCAGGGCAACACTGATCAGATCGCGAATCAACGCGAAACGCAGCGCAACATGGCCGAGATCCAGCAACAGCAGGATCAAGACCACATGGATGCGCTGAAAAAGCACATCGAGCAGCAATACGAGCTCAACGCCGCTGTCCAGCAGCAGAAAGCATTGGCAGACGGCATCGCTGGCACGCTGGGTCAAGGCCTGACCAATACCTTCGATTTGCTCATCCAAGGCTCTCAAAACTGGCAGCAGAGCTTGCAGCAGATCGCATCTGGCGTGCTTGTCGACATCGCAAATCAGCTGCTCAGAATTTTTGTGATCGAGCAGGCGATCAACTCGATCCGCAGCTTCTTGACCCCTTTCAATCCAGCCACGCCATTTGGTGCTGGTGGAGGATCAGTCGGCAGGTATGGCACCTTCGGACCTAACTATGGCATCCCGCAGCGTGCGATGGGTGGCTCAGTGATGGCCGGACAGGGCTATCTCGTGGGCGAGAAGGGGCCTGAGCTGTTCATGCCGGGTCGTAGTGGCGGCATCGCCCCTGCAGGCACCTTCGGGGGGCTCGGAAATATCGTGGTGAATGTCGATGCAGGCGGCAGCAATGTACAGGGTGACGGCGCACAAGCCAATGCGCTTGGCAAGGCCATTGGAATCGCCGTCCAACAAGAATTAATCAAACAGAAGCGTCCTGGAGGCTTGCTCGCTTAATGGCTACTTTCCCTGCTATCACGGCCACTTACGGCGCCACAAAGAACAGTCAGCCTGTTGTTCGCACGGTGCAGTTTGGAGACGGCTACCAGCAACGCCTGACCTATGGCTTGAATCAAAATCCAAAGTCATGGGATCTGACGTGGCAGAACATTACTGAAACCAACGCTGACACCATCGAAACCTTCCTGAATAACCGCGCCGCTGATAACGCCAGCTTTGATTGGTCACCGCCGGATGAAACAACGTCGTACAAGTGGATTTGCCCACAATGGAATAAAACCATCACGTACAACAACCGTGCCACCATCACGGCTACGTTTCAGCAAGTTTTTGAACCCTGATGGCGTACTCGGCTTGGGCTAGTTCAACTGCATATGCCGTTGGCGATATTGTTCGCGCTAGCAACCTGCAAGCATCCGGCCTTGTCTTCCAATGCACCACGTCTGGCACCAGCTCCAGCACTCAACCCGCGTGGCCAACCGACATTGGCAGCACCATCACCGATGGCACGGTTGTCTGGACAGCGATCAGCAGCGTCTACGAAGAACTGGCCGCACTGGCACCAAGCGCCATCATCGAACTGTTTGAAATGACGCTGGACACCGCGCTGCACGGCAGCAACGACACCTACCGCTGGCACAACGGCTGCAACGCCAACGTCACCGGCAACATCGTCTGGAATGGCAACACCTACACCCGCCTGCCTGTCAAGGCCGACGGTTTTGAATACAGCAACACCGGCACGCTGCCGCGCCCCACGCTGATCATCAGCAACTTGGATGGCACCATGACCACGCTGTTGTTGCTGGTCAACGCCACCACACCCGGTAACGACCTTGGTGGCGCCACCGTCAAACGCATCCGCACCCTCAAGAAATATCTAGACGGCGAAACCGCCGCCGACCCGCACGCCAAATTCCCCGATGAGGTCTGGTACGTAGACCGCAAGGCAAGCGAAAACCGCGACTCTGTGAGCTTTGAGCTTGCCAGCAAATTCGACCTCGCTGGCGTAATGATTCCGAAACGCCAAATCATCGCCAACATTTGCCAGTGGAAATACCGCAGCACCGAATGCGGCTACACCGGCAGTACCTACTGGGACGCCAACGACAGCGTGGTGGGCACACTGGCACAGGACAAATGCGGCAAACGCCTTAGCTCTTGCAAATTGCGTTTTGGTGAAGCTGCCGAGTTGCCTTTTGGATCCTTTCCCGGCGCCGGTTTGACTCAATGAAACTCAGCAAATCCATCCAAGAGGCTGCACTGGAGCACGCCAAGGCAGAGTTCCCAAAGGAATCCTGCGGGCTGGTCGCCGTGGTCAAAGGCCGCAAGCGGTATTTTCCCTGCCGCAACATGGCCGAAACACCAGACGAACATTTTGTGCTGGATCCCGCTGACTACGTTGCCGCCGAAGAACAGGGCGAGATCGTGGCCGTGGTGCATAGCCACCCGAAGACCAACCACGCCCCATCCCAAGCTGACCGCGTTGCCTGCGAAAAATCTGGCCTGCCCTGGCACATCGTCAACCCCCAGACCGAACAGTGGGGCTACTGCGAACCCGAAGGCTTTGAACTCCCCTACGTGGGACGCGAATTTGTCTTCGGAATTGTGGACTGCTACACCCTCTGCCGCGACTGGTACAACCGCGAATTTGGCCTCAACCTGAGCGACTACGACCGCCGCGACCAGTTCTGGCTACGGGGTGAGAATTTATACCTAGACAACTTCGCCAACGAAGGCTTTTACCCCATCCCCCTAGAAGAACTGCAGTACGGCGACGCGATCCTGATGCAACTTGCATCACCACTGCCCAACCACGCCGCCATCTATTTGGGCGACCAGTTGATCCTGCACCACCTACAAGGCCGACTCAGTAGCCGTGATCTGTACGGCGGTTATTATTTGAAGAGCACCGCCCGAGTCCTGCGGCATGAAAGTCGTTAAGGTCTACGGCGCACTCCGCAAAAAGCTGGGTCAGTGCCGCTTCCAGTTCGAAGCCGACACGCCAGCCCAAGCACTCAAGGCACTTTGCGTCAATTTCCCCGGCCTCGAAAAGTGGCTGCTGGATAGCGAAAAAAACGGCGTTGGTTATCGCGTAACCCTCGGAAAAGAAAAAATTACCGAACAAAACGCAGCGTTAGTTATTGGTCCTTGGAGTGAACGCGAAGTTTTTAGCATTACTCCAGTTATCGCTGGTGCAGGTCAGGGTGGCGGCCAAATCTTGGCAGGCATTGGTCTTGTCGCGCTGGCCATTGTTACTGGGGGCATTGCGTCTGCCGGCGTAGCTTTGGGCGGCTTTATGGGCATCGGCACCGTTGGCACTGCCGTTGTTGGTATTGGTGCCAGCTTGGTGCTTGGTGGTATTGCTCAATCTCTGTCGCCCGCCCCAGTTCAGTCCACAACCACAACAGAACGCGGACGCGACGCTGCAAAGTTTGAGTCGTTCACTTTCTCCGGCATCGTCAACACCGCAAAGCAAGGTTTGCCGGTCCCGATTGCATACGGGCGCGTATTTGTTGGCTCCGCTGTTCTTTCTAGCGGCCTTGACGTTGACCAACTGGTATGACACGGATTCTTGGTGCTGGTGGTGGCGGCGGCGGTGGCGGCGGCGGCAAGGGCGGCGGTGGCGGTGGTGGCGGATCAAGCCGCACGCCAACAGAAGCCGACGATTCGCTGCAATCAGTTCAATACGCCAGCGTGCTGGATCTGCTGTGCGAAGGCGAAATTGACGGCATCGAAAACGGCGAAAAAGGCATCTACTTAGAAGGCACCCCCGTCAAGGACGCTGCTGGCAATGCCAACTTTGAGGGTTATACAGTCGTCACCCGCACTGGTACGCAAGCCCAGAGCTACATCAGCAACGCGATTGGCACCGAAAGCGAGGAAGGCGTCAACGTTGAAGTTGTTAATGCCACACCCGTTGTCCGCACTATCACCGATTCCGATGTGGATCGTGTGCGCGTCACACTGCAAGTCCCATCGCTGCAAATCATCGAAGACGACGGCGATATTGTTGGCCACAGCGTCCAAGTTCGCATCCAAGTCCAATACAACGCCGGCGGCTACACAACCGTCGTAGACGACACGATCAGCGGCAAAACCAGCAACCGCTACCAGCGTGATTACATGATCCCGCTGTCTGGTGCATTCCCCGTTGACATCAAAGTCATCCGCATCAGCGCCGACGAATCCAGCACCAAACGTCAAAACCAAACCTACTGGTTCAGCTACACCGAAATCATCGACGAAAAGCTGCGCTACCCCAACAGCGCATTGGCATTTTTGCGATTTGATTCCCGCCAGTTCGATTCAATCCCAACTCGCAAGTATCTGATTCGCGGTCAAAAAATCCAACTGCCCAGCAACGCCACCGTCGATACAACCACTTACCTAGGCCGCGTTACTTATTCCGGCGTCTGGGACGGCACCTTCGGCGCTGCAACTTGGTGTAATGACCCGGCTTGGTGTCTCTGGGATCTCCTGACCAACACCCGTTACGGCGCCAGCATCCCCACCAGCAGCCTTGACCGCTACGACTTCTACGCCATCAGCCAATACTGCAACAGCCTTGTTGACAACGGCAAAGGTGGCTTGGAACCCCGCTTTTCCTGTAACCTGCTGATTAACAGCCGCGACGAGGTGTATAACGTCATCCAAGAGATGACCAGCCTGTTCCGTGGCATCGCTTATTACGGCGCCGGTTCGCTGGTGCTCCAGCAAGACAAACCGACCGACTCGCAATATTTGCTCGGACCAAGCAATGTCGTCGATGGCATTTTTGTTTATAGCGGCACATCACAAAAAGCACGCCATACCACTGCAACCGTTGCGTGGCAGTCTTACGACACCCTCGGCGAAGTTGAGTACGAATACGTCGAAGACGCCGACGCTGTATCGAAATACGGCATCATCAACAAAGACATTAAAGCCCTCGGTTGTTACAGTCAAGGTCAAGCGCACCGCGCCGGTAAATGGGCACTTCTTAGCGAACAAAACCTGACTGAAACCGTCACCTTCTCGGTGTCTATCGACAGCGGCATCATCCTGCGCCCCGGCATGGTGATTGACATTGCCGACCCGATGAAGGCTGGCACACGTCGCAGCGGGCGCATCAGTTCTGCAACCACAACAGCAATAACCATCGACAATAACAACCTGACCGTCAACGTATCCAGTAGCCCAACTATTTCGGTCTTGATGTCAACCGGCTTGGTTGAAACACGCACCATCGTCAGCATTTCAGGCCGCATCATCACAGTCAACAGCGCCTTCAGCGAAGCCCCCAACGCCAACGCAATCTGGCTGATCCAAACCAGCGACATCGAAGCTCAGCAATATCGCGTTCTAAATGTTGCTGAATCAGAAGACGGCATCTACGGCGTCACCGCCCTCCAATACAACAGCAGCATTTATGACGCGATTGAAAGCGATAATACGCTGACCACCCGCGACATCAGCAATCTGAGCAACCCGCCCGATGCAGTCAGCAGCATTGACGGCACTGAATACCTCTATCAAGACGGCCAAAGTGTTTTTTCTGGCTTCACTCTTAGCTGGATCAGCCCCAAAGATCGCGTCTCGGAGTTTCGCGTTAAATACCGTATTGACAACGACAACTGGCAACAGACCAATACAACTTCACCTTCAATCAAAATCACCAATACGCGCCCCGGAACGCTTTACGTACAAATTCAGGCCTACAACTATGTCAACAGGGGTGGTGCAATCGCCACTGCCCAATTCCCGCTTGTTGGCAAAACTGCTGTTCCCGGTAACGTCCAGAACCTGAGCTTTGAGGCGATTAACGCCAACTCCGGTCGTCTCCGCTGGGACGAAACCGTAGACCTCGACGTGAAGGTTGGCGGCAAAATCCACATCCGCCACAGCAACCTGACGGATGGTTCGGCTAGCTGGAGCAACAGCGTTGACCTGATTCCCGCCAAATCCGGTAGCGCGACCGAGGCCATCATCCCGCTGGTGGAAGGCGAAGTGCTGGTCAAGTTTGAGGACGACGGCGGCCGCCAAAGCACCAGCGAAACCAGCATCATCATCGACCTGCCCGACACGCTGGCACCCCTCACGCTGATCAACCGCCGCGAAGATCAAGACGCCCCACCATTCCAAGGCACACGCACCAACGTCTTCTACAGCGACGAATTTGACGCCTTGACGCTGGACGGTTCTGAACTGCTGGACGATGTGCCTGATGTGGATCTGCTGCCTACCTTCGACGTGATGGGTTCGGTGCAGTCTTCCGGCACCTACGACTTCGCCACCACCGTCGATTTCGGCAATACTTTCTCCATCGACTTCAGCCGCTACTTCGTCACCCGTGGCTATTTCCCCAGCGATCTGATCGACAGCCGCCTAGCCGAAGTGGACGACTGGAGCGATTGGGACGGCGGCGTGATCGACGCGGTGAACGCCATCCTCGAACTCCGCAGCACCACCGACAACCCGAGCGGCACCCCGACGTGGAACGCATGGCAGCCGTTCGTCAATGGCACCTTTCGTGGCCGTGGCTTTCAGTTCCGCACCACGCTGACCAGTAACGACGTTGCCGAAAACATCCTCGTGGATGAGCTGGGCTACCTCGCCACCGTCCAGCGCCGGACCGAGCAAAGCAACGCTGCAGTGAGCGGTACCACCAACACCGCCGTGACTTTTCCGTACCCCTTCTTTACTGGAACGGCCAGCATCGGGGGATTGAACGCGTATCTGCCGAGCGTGGGCGTTACGGCGCAGAACATGCAGGCTGGCGATTACTTCCAGATCACGGGCGTGACCAGCACCGGCTTCACAATCAGTTTTTACGACTCCAGTGCCAACCCGATCACCCGCAACTTCACATGGAGTGCAACCGGATATGGACGGCAGGGCTAAGATTGAAAAAGGACTGTCGTGGTTGGTGTAACTCGTGAGCCCCCAAGCGGACTACGTTGTCAGCAACGGAACCGGAGCGGCCGTAAGAAGCGACATTAATGGTCAGCTTGCGGCAATCGTTACCAACAACAGCGGCGCCGTTGAACCAACCACAACTTACGCCTTTCAATGGTGGGCAGATACCACCACGGGGCTTTTAAAGATTCGCAATGCTGCGAACTCGGCTTTCGTAACTGTTGGCACACTGGCTTCCGCCAACCTCGGTTTGCTGACCACCACCTCCGCAGCCAGCACCTATCTCGCTTTGGCGGGCGGCACCATCACCGGCGCCCTTGAGATCAGTTCCGCTGGTTCGCTGGTATTTGAGGGCAGCACCGCCGATGGCAACGAAACCACACTGGCGGTCACGGACCCAACCACAGACCGCACGATCACGCTGCCAGATGCCACTGGTACGGTGCCGCTGCTCGGCTTGGCGCAGAGTTATACCGCCGCTCAGCGTGGTGCGATCACTGCCCTGACCTCAGCTAGCACCGTCACTCCCGACTTTTCGCTGGCCAACAATTTCAGTCTGACCTTGGGGCATAACGCCACCTTGGCGAACCCGACCAACCTGACCGCCGGCCAAAGTGGTGTCATCTTCATCACACAAGATGCCAGCACCGCCTATACGCTGGCGTTCGGTAGTTACTGGGACTTCAGTGGCGGCACTGCCCCTTCTGTCACGAGCACGCTGTCGGCGGTGGACTGCTTGGTCTACGCGGTCCGCAGCAGCACCAGCATCCACGCCCAACTGATCACGAACCTGAGCTGAGACATGGGAGTCCCCGGAAGCGCCAATTTCCTTCTCGCCGGCTCGCAGGGTTACCGCATCGAGCGCAGCCTGCGGTTCAACTCGGCGGATTCGGCGTACCTCAACAGGACTCCGGCTGGATCTGGTACAGGAGCGGGAAGAACTTGGACATGGAGCGGATGGGTAAAACGTGGCAAAAGCACGCCTTCAGACCTGCAACTACTATTGTCGGCTTCGTCAAGTAGAAGCGGCTTTGGATTTTTTACTTCTTCTGGCGGCGGTACTGGTTCTGATAGTTTTTCCATTTATCATGGCGCGTCTTTTGCAACACGAGTAGAAACCACTCAGGTCTTTAGAGACTTTTCATCGTGGTATCACATTGTCGTTTCTGTTGACACAACACAAGCAACCGCCGCCAACAGAATTAGGATCTATGTAAATGGCAGCGAAGTAACGCAATTTTCAACTGCTTCTTATCCCGCTCAGAATTATCAATTTGGCATTTGTGAAGCAACTGCCCATGCAATAGGCCGTGATGCGTCTGCCGCTGCTTATTACTTTGACGGCTACCTAACTGAGAGTTACCTGATCGACGGCCAAGCCCTGACCCCCAGCAGCTTTGGCGAGACCGACACCATCACCGGCGTCTGGAAGCCGAAGAAGTATGCCGGCACCTACGGCACCAACGGCTTCTACCTCAACTTCTCGGACAACAGCGGCACCACCAGCACCACGCTGGGCAAGGACAGCAGCGGCAACAGCAACAACTGGACGCCCAACAACTTTAGCGTGACCGCTGGCGCAGGCAACGACAGCCTGATCGACACCCCAACGCCCTACGCCGACGGCGGCAACGGCAGGGGGAATTACGCGACGATGAACCCGCTTGCGTGCGGAGTAACACTGACCAACGGAAATCTTGAGCTAACTACGGCCACGAATTACGCTTCAAGCACTTTGCTTGGTACTTCTACACTAGAAATGGCGACAGGCTCGTGGTACTGGGAGGCAGCAAAAACAAGCGGTACCTCCACAATTCTATGGATTGGTATTGTAAGTGCAGCAACG